GCAGGCGGGCCCTTCACCAGATTAACGGCTGGTGCGCGGCTCATGAACCGATTCCCAAGAAGACGACGAGGGCACGATTGACCCGGACCATGTCCTGATCACTGAGGGTACCGATTTGGGCGCCAAGCCGACCCCTCGGCACCGTGACGATCTTGTCGGTCATGACCTGGGATATCGCCTTCAGGCCATTCGACAAGCTCGGCTCTATGCGCGGCCTCACGGCTTCGACATCCATCAGTTCCGATGTGAGCGGGCATACGGTGATGGAGCGAAGGTTATCGAAAGCATTGTCCTGAACGATGACCGCTGGTCGAGGCTTGCCCATGTAGGCGCTCCCGCCAGCCATTGTCCAAACACTACCGCGCTTCATCGGAGTTCAGCCATGAGACCGAGTCGATGAAGGTCTGATCGTCAGCCTCATGCGGACTTTCTGCTATGAGTTGGCACTGGCGGCGTACTTCCTCGGCGAAGCCTGGTGCTCTTGTGTCCGGAACCCAGATCTGGATTGGGCGCAGGCCCTGGGCGCGCAGCTTCTCGCGGTGCGACTTCACCTTGGCGCGGGTTGCAGCGCGGTCCTTATCGGTTCGGCGGGCATTCGGCATGGTCGATCTCCATTACATGTAACCTAGCGCGACCCCGCTTTTCCCGCAAGGATCTCTCTCATGAACCGACATATCGATCTGCCCCCGCTGATGCGGGCGGCGGAGCTATTGCCATCGTCGATCGACCAGGAGGCGCGCACCATCGAGGTGGTGTGGTCGACTGGCGCGCGCGTCCGTCGCCATCCTTTCTTCGGCGATCCGTTCGACGAAGAGCTGGCCATGGACCCGCGCGCGGTCCGTCTCGATCGCCTGAACGGTGGCGCGCCGCTCCTCAAGGTCCACGATGCCTCCGCGCTCGACAGCGTGATTGGCTCGGTCGAGCCCGGCAGCGCGCGGATCGAGAATGGCCGCGGCTTGGCGCGTGTTCGGTTCTCCGAGCGAGAGGACGCTTTAGCCGTCTGGCGCGATGTCGAGGCCGGGCACATCCGTGCGGTCTCGATTGGCTACCAGGTCCACCGCTTCGAGGTGACCAAGCAGGCGGGCGCGCCCGAGCTGTGGCGCGCGGTCGATTGGACGCCGTTCGAGATCTCCGCCGTGCCGATCGGCGCCGATCCTGCCGCCGGATTCCGGTCGCCCGAGGTCTCAGCCGGAACCCCGCTTAACCCCTGCCGGATCGAGCGGGCCGACGCGCCGCCGACCACCCCAACAACGCCCCGTTCTTCACCCTTTCAACCCAAGGAGCCTCTCCCCATGGACGAGACCGACACCAACGATACGGCGACCGAGGATGGCGCCGGCGCCGAGGCCGCACGTGGCCAGAACAAGGCAACCCAGACGGAGACGGAAGCGATCGCCACCCGGGCGCGGGATGCCGAGCGCGAACGTGTCGCCACCATCTACGATCTTGCCGCGCGCCTTTCGCTCGATCGCGGCTTCGCCGAGGATCTAGTCAAGCGCGGTGTCGCCATCGACGCGGCCCGCACGGCCATCCTCGACAAGGTGGCGATCGACGCTGACAAGGTTCGCACGTCCTCGCAGGTCAGCATCCCGCTTGGCGGGCGCGACGAACGCGTCACCCGTCGTGAGGCGGTCGCCAATGCGCTCCTCCATCGCTATGCGCCGACACTGTTCTCGCTGACCGAGCCGGCACGCGAGTATCGCGGCATGACGCTGCTCGAACTCGCACGGGAGCAGCTGAGCTCGGCCGGCGTCAACGTGCGCGGCCTTTCGCGAGACGAGATCGCGACGCGTGCGCTGCATTCGACTTCGGACTTCCCCGAGATCCTTTCGGCTGTCACCAATAAGACGCTGCGTCAGGCCTACGAGGCCTATCCGCGCACCTTCATGCCCTTCTCCCGTCAGGTGCTCGCCACGGACTTCAAGGCGATGAACCGCGTCCAGATCGGCGAGGCGCCGCAACTCCTAAAAGTCGGTGAAGGCGGCGAGTTCAAGCGCGGCACCATCGCTGAGTCGAAGGAGAGCTACCGCATCGAGACCTACGGTCGGGTGGTGGCCATCACGCGCCAGGTCCTGATCAACGACGACCTCGACGCCTTCACCCGTATCCCGGCGATGTACGGAACGGCGATCGCGACGCTTGAAAGCGATGTGGTCTGGGCGATCGTCATCGCCAATGCCAATATGGCCGACGGAGTGCCGCTGTTCCATGCGACGCACCGGAATCTCGCCGCGCCCGGGACCGCGCTCAGCGTCACCTCGATCGGTGATGGCCGAACCGCGATGGCCAAGCAGACCGGCCTCGACAAGAAGACCGTGCTCAACGTGCGTCCGGCGTATCTTCTGGTGCCTGCTGCGCTCGAACTCGCCGCCGAGCAGATCATCGCGCAGAATCTGATGCCGGCGAAGACCGGCGACGTGGTTCCGCAATCGATCCGTACGCTGACGCCGATCTCCGAGCCGCGTCTCGACGCGGCGAGCGCCACCGCCTGGTATCTCGTGGCCAACCCGGCGCAAATCGACACCATCGAGTACGCCTATCTCGAAGGCCAGCAGGGCGCCTACATCGAAACCCGAAACGGCTTCGATGTCGACGGGGTCGAGATCAAGTGCCGCCTCGACTTCGGTGCGAAAGCGATCGACTGGCGTGGTCTCTATCGCAATCCGGGCGCCTGATCGGAGGCGAGCGCGTTTCCCCCATCCATTCAAGGAACAACCAGCCATGAAGAACTACGTCCAACCCGGGCGGACGATCACGCTCGCCGCACCCTATGCTGTCGCCTCCGGCGATGGATTGCTCGTGGGCGCCATCTTCGGTGTCGCCACCGCGTCGGCGGTGCTCGGCGAGCCGGCCGAAGCCTGTCTCGTCGGCGTGTTCGATCTTAAGAAGGTCGCTAGCCAAGCCTGGAATGTCGGCGACCGGGTCTACTGGGACAACACCAACAAGGAAGCAACCAAGACGGTTGGTTCGAACACCCTGATCGGTGCTGCGGTCGAAGCTGTGGGCAATGGCGCAAGTGAGACGATCGGCCGGGTTCGGCTGAATGGGGTGGCCTAAGGGGCACGGTCCCAGTTCAGGGCCGCGATCCGAGGGTCGCGGGCAAAGGCGTCACGCGGAAACTCAAGGCCCTGCCGGGGGAACTCGCACAAGGCCTGGACACCGGACGGGCTCAAGCGGATGCGCCAGGTTTGCCGGTCAACCGGTGCGGGCCTTGCGAAGGCGCGGCACATCAGGATCGCGAGATTTGCGCCTCGATCCGGATCGCGGACGGACTGGTAGCGGATCACGTCGGCGTCCGCCGCTCGGGCGGCGTCGGCGAAGGCCTGGCAGGGACCGTAGTCCGTGAGATCGGTCCACAGGACGCTGTCGTGCGAGAGCAGCTCGCTCATCAGATCGAGCAGCCGCACGGTCGACACCGCAGCCGAGAACGCGGTGTATTCCGCAGCGTCGGACGGCCAGGGTGTGGCGGGCGACTCAGCGAAGAACAGAAGCCGGTAGAACGCCATCTCGGCAACGGCTGTCGCCGGGTGCTCGGCCGCGTAGTAGACCCCGAGCGTGCGCCCGGCGCGCCGAAATCGGGACCCTGTCGGATAGATCGCGCCATATCGGAACGGCGTCGCCAGCAGAAAATCGAGATGGCGGCAGTCCGGCGGGATCGCGGGTTTCGTCTCCTCGATCAGATCTTCGAGCAAGGCCTGTTCGGCGAGCGTATCGGTCAGTTTCAGCGTCGAGACGTGGTGCTGGGCCTCGACGAGCCGCCAGCACGCACCGTCGAAACGACGGAACTCAGACGAGAGCGCGACGCGCGTCCAGATAGGCGATGACATCGACGAGTCCGCTCACGGTTTGCAGCTTCTCGATCGGCCGGGCGTCGAGGACGGTGTTGGGATGACTAAGCCAGCTTGCCGCGACCTTGTCGTCGCCGCCGGCAATTGCGTCGAGGGACCGGAACAGACGCACGAAGAGGACTGCCAACTCGAACGGCTTTGTACCAGGCTCAAGACCGAATTCCCCGCGCTTCATGCGCGAGACCGTCGCCTCGCTGACCCCGATGACGGCGGCAAGGATCCGGGCGGTCACGCCCAACTGATCCGCAGCGCGAAGAACAGCCTTGGTGACGACCGCGCCGGCTTCCGGGCGGGCGGCGGATGGAAGGATCGTCATAGGCATCTCCTTTCTACAGAAACGATATGCCATGACCCTTCCTAAGGAAAGGAAAATCCGTGGAGGCCTTTCGTGCTGCGCTCGATTCCCTGTTCGCGGACCCCAACCTTGGCCAAACCGCGCTCTGGAAAGTTGGCGGCGCCGAGCCCGGAACTCCCGTGTCCGTGATCGTCAAAGCGCCGGATGCTGGCGACAGCTTCGGGGACACACGGGTCGTGTTGCCGGCCGTGATCCTCGACGTCCGCAAGGCCGAGGTCGCCGCCCCCAGGGAAGGCGATCTCGTCGAAGCCGAGCCGCTGACCCTCAAGGTGGTCGGCACGCCGACGATCGATCGCCTTGGCCTTGTCTGGACCTGCGAGGCAGTGGAGGTCTGAGATGCGCTTGACGGTGCAGCTGCCCGACTTTGGCAAGGCTTTGACGGGGACCGAACAGGCCATCGAAACGGCGGTCACCGCTGGCATCCGTGATGCGACCACCGGCCTCAAGGATGCGCTGCGCCAAGACGTCGTTGCGGCAGGTCTCGGCCAACGGCTGTCACGCACCTGGCGCGGCCGAACCTACCCTGAGACCGGCGCCAGCATGGAGGCGGCAGCCTTCATCTGGTCCAAGGCCCCGAAGATCGTCGACGCTTTCGACCGAGGCGTCGTGATCCGCTCGAAGAGCGGCTTCTGGTTGGCCATCCCCACAGCGGCGGCAGGTCCGCGGGGAATTAGCAGCACTGGCCGCGCCGCTCGCATCACTCCGGGCGGATGGGAACGACGGACAGGGATGCGGCTTCGCTTCGTCCACCGGCGGGGGCGTCCGTTGCTGCTGGTCGCCGACAACGCTCGGATCAACACGAAGGGGCGCGCCGTCCTGAACCGCCGGAAGAGCGGCCAAGCCACGGCGGTGATCTTCCTGCTGGTCCCGCAAGTCTCGCTCAGGAAGCGGCTCGACATCGATAGCGCCGCCCGCAACTGGGCCGGACGCGTGCCCTCTCTCATTGCCAGGCACTGGCGGGTGACATGACCTCGAAACGCGAAGCGGTGCTCGACGCCATCACAGCCAGGATCGCTGCGGCGCTGCCCGGCGCGGACGTCAAGCGCAACCTCGCCAAGGCGGAGCGGATTGGCTCCGGTGGCCTCGTCGTCATCCGCGACGGCGATCCCGGCGAACCAGAGATCACGCTCTCGCCACTCAGCTATCTTTTCAGCCACCGCATCGCGGTCGAGATCGCGGCCTATGAGAGCGCGACGCTGAGCCGTGAAGCCGTGATCGACGGCATGCTGTCGACGATCGGCGCGGCGCTTGCCGCCGACCGGTCGCTTGACGGTCTCTGCGACTGGATCGAAGCGGAAGCACCCGTAACCGATGACGTCGAAACGCATGGTGCCCTACCAGGCCGCGTCGCCGAATTTATGATCCTCGCGATCTACGCGACGCCAGACCCGCTCGGCTGAGCGACGGGTGGGCCTGCCGCCACCCAACCCCTGACCATTCCGACGAAGGAGCATCGACATGGCGCGCGCACGCGGCGCGAACGCCGGCCTCGCGGCCGTGTTCGAAACCACCTACGGACTTGCTCCAGCCTCAGGCTACCGCAGGCTCCCCTTTGTCTCAGCCAATCTCGGGGAAGAGCAGAGCCTGATCGAGAGCGACCTGCTCGGGTTTGGACGCGAGCCGCAGCAGCCGGCCTATGACGTGATCAACAATGAGGGCGATGTCGTCGTCCCGGTCGATCAACGCAATATCGGCTTCTGGTTGCGCGGCCTCATGGGGGCGCCGGCGAGCACGGGCGCGATTGCCGCCACCGGCTCGATCATCTTCTCGGCGCAGCCCGCCAACAACGCGGCCATCACGCTGAACGGCACCGCCTGGACCTTCGTGAGCGCCGCGCCCACGGGCAACCAGAGCCAGATCGGCGCCAATCTCGGGGCGACCCTGACGAACCTTGTCACCGCACTGAACGCCTCCGCTGTCTCGCAGATCGCCGCCGCGACCTATGCCCAGACTGGCGGCACGACGCTGACGATCACCCACGACACGCTCGGGATTGCGGGCAATGCCTACACGCTCGCGGCGCAGCCCGCTTCGAACGGGGCGGTTTCGGCCACGACCCTGACCGGCGGCGCAAACAGCCACACCTTCATCTCCGGCGCGCAGGCGCTGCCCTCGCTTGCCATCGAGATGCAGCTCCCTGACGTGCCCTTCTTCGGTATGACCTATGGCGCGCGCGTCAATCGCTTCTCGGTTCAGGCGCAGCGGTCGGGTCTTCTCTCGGCGACCATCAATCTGATCGCGCAGGGCGAGAGCGTGGCAACGACCACGCAGGCCGGCACCCTCGCGAGCTTTGCGCTCGATCGCTTCTCGCAGTTCCAGGGCGAGGTGAAGCGCGACGGCGTGGCGCTCGGCAATGTCGTCTCGGCCGAGCTCGCCTACGCCAACAATCTCGAACGCGTCGAGGTGATCCGCGCCGACGGTCGGATCGCTGACGCCGACCCCGGCATCATCGCCGCCACCGGCACGATCACCTCGCGGTTCGCGGACATGACGCTCGTCGACCAGGCGACCAATCGCACGCCTTGCGAGCTGTCATTCGGCTGGGCGGCAGGTTCAAGCGCCTCGCTCGTCTGGACCCTGCATCGGGTGTTCCTGCCGCGCGGCGATCGGCAGATCCAGGGCCCGGGCGGCATCCAGATCCCCTTCGCCTTCCAGGCCGCCAACGACCCTGTTCTGAACAAGACGGCGACCTGCATCCTCATCAACGATGTCGCCTCGTACTGAAGGAACTTCCATGCTCAAGCTCGACGCCATTACCGAAGCGCCGGCCGATCTCGACCTCCTGCCGGGCGTGCGCATCACCGTCCGTTCGATCACAGTCGCCGCGATGCTGCTTGCCCGTGCTGCTGCCGCTGACGTGCTGCGCAGGGTGGACGCAAGCGGCGATCCCACCATCGCCGCCGGAGAAGCCTTCACCCGCGCCTTGGCCCGCCACGCGATCACTGGTTGGGAGGGCGTCGGGGACAAGGACGGTAAGCCGGTGAAGCCCACCCCTGAACGCATCGAACAGTTGATGGATCATTGGCTGGCGTTCGACGCCTTTGATCGGCTCTATGTCGGCCCGGCTCTGAGCGG